CACAGGGACAAACTTCGATGCTTCGGGCGGCCTGTACGTGGATGCTGGCAGCCTGAATTGCGCCAACTGCAACTTCACCACCGGCCCTGGCCTCGCGCCGGGTGTGCCCGATGCTGGCGGGCTTGGGCCTGCGGTCTATCTCGGCGAAAGCGCCAAGGTTCGCCTGACTGGCGGGTATGTGTTCACGTCCGTCGTCGCTGGCCCGCAGAAGTCCGCCATCCTGAGCTACGGCGAACTCAACATTTCGGGAATGACGTTCGAAAACGACGTGGATCACGTTCTCGTGAACGCCGCCAACGGCAACGGTGCGGGCGTGCTCACGCTCACCGGCTGTATGTTCAACATGCGGACCAACCTAACGCGCACCCTGCCGCTGGTCCAGTTCAACCTCAATCGCGGCACCTTCATCGGCAACGAAGTCTCTGGTCCGCCGGGCCAGGGCGTATTCGTGTCCTCGATCACTGCCGGCGCTACGACAATCGACAGCAACCTGTGCAACGGCTACGATATCGTGGCTCATCCGCGCTCGATTGGCTATAACAACAAGTCGGTCAAGGGCGGTAAGGTCAAGCGCCAGAGCGGGATTTACAATTTCGCGGACGGACAGTCTTCTGCCACGATCACGACGAACCTTTTCCCGAACGGCGGCGCCCCCACGAACCCGGCCGTTATCCAGTTGACGATGCAATCGACGCAGCTTGGATCGTTCGGGCCGCCGTGGATTACCTTGTCCGGCAACAATACGTTCGGCATCAACTGCCCCGGAAGCGGCGTGCGTTCGGTTCTTTGGACGGCCGAATGCGATTATCTTGACAGCCCGTAAGCGAGGATGCACATGGCCGACGAGAACGACACCGACACCGCCGCCGACAGCCAGTTCGAGGCCATGATGGCCGCAGAGGCCGAGCGGCCCGATCTGGCGCCGCCGCCCCCGGAGACCGAGGAAGGCGACCTGACGCCCGGCGAAATGCTCGCGGCGACTGTGGAAAGCGGGAAGGCCAATGCGGCCGATAAGCCCGCTCCGGAGCCGCAGAAGCCGCAGGAGCCGGCGGGCAAGGTGGAGTTCACCGCCGAAGAGTACCTTCGGACCCGCGACCGCGCTGCCGAGCTTGAGCGCAAGATCGCGGAACTCGAGAAAAAGGGCGAAGGCGCCAAGGAGCAGGCGGCCGAAAAAGCCGGCCTGTTTGAGGACCCTGAGGGCTGGGAGGCGCAGCAGCAGGCCAAGATCGACGCCAAGGTCAACGAAGCCGTCGCCGGCCTTCGGACGCAGGCGCTGTCATACGATCTTGAGCAGACCCGAGTGCGGATCGGCGACGAGAAGTATGGCCTAATTGACAAGGCCGTCACGGAAGCCGCCGCACGTGATCCCGCGTTCGCGGCGCAGTTGCGCGCACTGTCTCCGTATGGGGCTGGCGCGGCGATGGAAAAGTGGTATGACCAGCACGAAGCGATCTTGAACCCGACCGCTTACGAGGCTCGTTTGCGCGAAAAATGGTTGGCCGAACAGGCCGGCAACGCCCCGAACGATCCCCCTGCCGGCCAAAAGCCCGCAACCGGCGCCAGCGCTGCCGGACAGAACGTCGTCAAACTCCCGCCCTCGCTCTCGCGCCAATCTGCGGCCCGAGCGGCATCATCGGCGGACGATGGAGACGACAGCGAGGCAGCTATTTTTGCCGCAGGCGCGAACCCGCGCCGGGCATAACAGGGGCACGACATGGCCGTTACGCAGACCAATTCCCAGAATGCTCTAGTCCAGTTCCGCAAGACGTTCTGGCGCGAGTATCGCCGCGAGAACCTGTTCTCCCCGTACATGGGCGAGGACGTGACCTCGATCATCCAAATCCTGTCCGAGCTTAAGCAGGGCGGCGATCAGATGAACGTGCCGCTCGTCGGCCGCCTTCGTGGCCCCGGCGTGTCCTCCGGCCCGCTCACCGGCAACGAGGAGAAGCTGGACAGCAACGGCGTCCGCTTCTGGCTCGATTGGGCTCGGAACGCGGTGCTGCTGTCGAAAAAGGAGCTTCACAAGTCCTCGTTCGATCAGCTTGAGACCGTGCGTCCGCTCCTCATGGAGTGGGGCAAGCTCCTCATCCGCGACGAGATCATCCTCGCGCTTCACGCCCTGCCGACCGAGAGCCCGCCGATCAATCTCGGCTCTGAGAGCATCACGTCGTTCGGCACCTACTCGGCCGCCGGTCAGCGCATCAACGGCATCCCGTATCCGAACGCGACCGCCGCGCAGAAGAACACGTGGCACACCGCAAACGCGGATCGCGTCCAGTACGGCAACACGGTCGGCAATTTTGTCGGCGGCTCGCACTCGGCTTCGCTGGCGAACATCTCGGCCTCCACGGGCCGTCTGACTGCTGCCGGCCTGCTGTTGATGAAGCGGCGCGCTCGCAAGGCCGACCCGGCGATCAAGCCGTACATGGTCAAAAAGGGCGGCGCGCAGGAGTATTTCGTCGTCTTCGCCGGCTCGAATGCCTTCCGCGACCTGTCCAACGACACGGTCATCATCTCGGCCAACACCAACGCCCGCGCTCGCGAGGGCAACGGCATGGACGACAACCCGCTGTTTCAGGACGGCGATCTTCTCTATCGCGGCATCATCATCCGCGAAATTCCCGAGCTTGAGACGTTCTGCACTGTCGTGGGGGCCGGCGCCGCTGGCATCAACGTGGCCCCGGCGTTCATGCTGGGCCAGAACGCCCTGGCGATCTGCTACGGCCAGATGTGGAAGCCCACCGAGCGCAAGGAAGACGATTACGGGTTCCTCAAGGGCCGCGGCGTCGAGGCGGCTTACGGCCTCGGCAAGGTCTTCAAGCGGTTTCAGGACAACGCGGCGCTCCTCAAGGACTGGTCCGTCTACACCGCCTATTTCGCCTCGATTGACGATGCGTAAGGGGCTGGGGCGGCGATGAGCCGCCCCGCTCGCATGTGGTCCCCAAAATCTGAAATCTGAGGTTCGATCATGGCTCTCGAAAACAAGGCGCGACAGTTCCCGCTTAACGTTTGGCACGGCGGCCGGAAGACCATCGTGTTCGGCAACGCTGCCGGCGCGCAGGAGATCGTCTGCGTTCCGCGCGGCTCGTTCGTGAAGGCCGCCATCGTGGACGTGACGGAGGCGTTCAACGGCAGCGGCGCGGCCCTCGAAATCGGCATCGCCGGCAACACAGCTGGGCTCGCGGCTGCGGCTGCTACGGCCATCGGCACCGCCGGCTACAAGGGGCCAGTCGCTTCCGGCAACCTGTCCGGCGACAAGTACATGGCGCAGGATACCGTTCTTCTCGCCACCTTCACGCCCGGCACGGGCGGCACGACCGGCCGCGTCACCGTCTGCATCGAATTCTATCCGCAGCAGGACTGACCACGCGAAACACGGAGGGAGTGCCATGGCAGTGCGAATTGGGCGATATCGTTCGGCTTTTGTTGTCGGCTACAAGCCGGCAGGCGTGAAGCGTTTCGGTGTCCTTCCATTCGGCAACGGCTTTACCCTTCGTGCCGGCCCCGTCGCGGCGCATTTCTGGCGCCTTTCTGATCTCGACAAACGAGGCTACTGAAATGCCCAAGATCACCTATCTCGATCCCGAGGATACCGGCGCCGCCACGTGGCACGGCAAGTCCTTCCGCCCCAATGTCGCCGTTTCGGTGGATGCCAACGCCGATGCCGCCCTGATCTCGGCCGCCTCTCAGTCGCCGGGCTTCTGGAAGGTCACGGGCCTCGACGGCGACGCCAAGGAGGCTGCGGACGAAGCGGCGGCCGAGGAAAAGGAGAACGCTGCCCGTGAAAAGGCGGCGCTCCAAGCCGAGGAGGACGCTGAGGAGGAGGCCGCTGAGGCCGCCCGCGAGGCGTCTGAGGCGATCACCAAGCCGGGCGCCACCGAGCAGGCTCGCGTCCAGCAGCAGGCCCCGCAGACGAAGAAGCCAGGCGCTCGCTAATGTCCCGAACCCTGGAAGATCTCGCCCGCCGGGCGCTCTCGATCCTCAACGAAGTGGGCGCCGGTCAGTCCGGCGCTCCCGAGGATTTGGACGTGGCGCGGCGGGAGCTTCCGGGCGTTCTGGCGTCTCTGTACGAGCGCGAGGTTACGCTTTTTGAGGTATCCGAGCCCGTGCCGGATGCCATGTTCACGCCCATCGCGATCTGCCTCGCCAACGCCATCGCGGACGATTTCGGCGCTGATGACGGAACCGTGAGTAAGATCGCCGGCAGGACTGAGGCAGCCGAACGCGAGTTGCGCTTGCTCAAGCGGGGCCGCCCGTCGTACCGTCCCCAGCAGTCGGACTATTTCTGACGCGGGAGACGACGCCGTGAACGATCCGATCCGCCCCGAAGACATCGCCCTGCTGCTCATGCGGGCGGAAAACATGATCGCCCTGCCGGCCCAAAAAGAGCGGATCGTGCGGTTTCTGCGCGAACAGCAGGGCATCGTGGACGCGCTCGCCCAGCTTGAGCGCGATCTGCGCGCCCTCGCCACGTATCAGCCCGTCTGATGGCCGGAGCGCGCCAGCCGATGGACCTGACCTACGACGAGCTTAATCGTATCGCGGACGCGTTGCGCGAGCACAAAGACGACCCGTATTGGGGCTCCGACGAAAATCTGATCCAGCGAATTGAGGACCGTATGCGCGAAATGAAGCGCGCCGACGCCCTCGAAAAGATCAGTCGCCTCGACGCCTATTATTCGGGCCTAGATGGGGTCACGCGTATCTGATGGCCGGCATCGTCTTCCCGCAATCCTCCGCACCCGGCGAGCGTCCCGGCGAGGGGCAAGGGCGCCTCGTCAACGCCATGTCCGTCGCGGACGGGTCGGAAGTGAAGCTCGACAACGTGCCGGGCCTCGCTGCCGTCGCGGAATTGGGCCGCCCTGGCCCACGCGGGATGCTCGTCGTCGGCGGTCAGCTTTACGTGGCCTCGCGCGACCGCCTGTCGGTCATGAACGGCAACCTAGCGCCGACCGTGTTGCAGCGCGGTTTGCCCGGAGAGCTGCCCGTCACGATGGCGCGCAATAATCGAGCGCCGAAACCCGATGTGGTGATCTGCTCTGAGAACGGCGCGTTCGTCGTTTCCGATGACGGCCTGTCCGTCGTGGATTATCCTGACGAGGACGTAGGGTTTCCCGTCGATGTCGCGGAGTTGAACGGGTATTTCCTGTTCGCCTACCCTGACGGCACGATCCGCGCGACGGGCGAGGGCGCGACGCCTCAGAACTCGACCGTCATCAACGCGCTGTCCAAGACCATCGACCAGAGCCGCGCAGGCGCGATCCTGCGGGGCGTGGTGAAGGACGGCATCTACATCGCGTTTAAGTCGAACTCCATGTCATTCTTCCGCGACGTGGGCACGGCGCCTTTTCCGCTTGCGCGCGCGACTGAGGCCGTGGACGTGGGGCTGTACGGCAAGTGGGCCGTCGCCGGTAACGATGCCGGCTGGGATGGTCCGCTGTTCTGGATCGCGCAGGACGGGTCGCTGCGGAAGCTCCAAGGCTATCAGCCGGTACGCATCTCGTGGCGTCCGTTTGAGCTTGCCGTGAGCCGCACGATTGACCGATCCCGCATCCGTATGTGCGTCTACACGTTCGAGGGCAATTCAATCCTGTCGATTTCTGGGCCGGACTGGACGTGGGAATACAACGTCACCACGGAGCGCTGGCACGAGCGCGAGAGTTATGGCGCGTCGCGGTGGCGGGCAGAGTTCTCCGTGAATGCGTTCAACCGCTGGCTTCTGGGCGACACGCTGTCCACGTCCCTGCTGGCCCTCGCGCCGCTGTCCCGCCAGGAGGCCGGCGACCCGCTCGTTTGGATGGTCGAGGGCGTCATGCGGCAGTTCCCGCTCAATTCAGTGGTGCCGACGTTCCATCTCAACATCTCGACCGGCGAAGGCCGCGAGTTCGCCGCGAGCGAAACCGAACGCGCGCCACAGGTCGGCGTGGCGTGGAGCCTGGACGACGGGCAATCGTGGTCCGAGCCGCTGTTGCGCGATATCGGCCGGCAGGGGCATCGTGCGCTGTCCGTGCGCGTTAACCCCCGCGTTCGTGCGCGGGAACAGGGTTTCCGTGTCAGGCTGGAGATTTCAGACCCGGTGGATTTCCTCATGGGTGAGGCGATTGTGCCGGATCTGATCGGGAGGCGTGCGCGATGAGCTTTGGGGTTGCGTTGCCATTTTTCGAGGATGATGGCCGTCTGTTTTTACGGTTTAGGGATATCGCAGAAATTCCTGCGGTCCAGAAAGCTGTTGTTGATTTTTGGGATGCATTTGAGCCTCCGGTTATTTGGCGCCAGCGGCTCTATCTGAAGGCCGCGCGATGATTTGGGTCGGCCTGTTCCTGATCGCTTGCGTGCTAATGTGGATGATTATCGACAGCACGGGACGCGAGTGATGGCCCTACCCGTATCATTCCCCCCGCCGCCCAAGCCGCCGCCCGCGTCGGTTCCGTCGACAGACGTGGCGTGGTACGACTACGCCGTGGATTTACAGGCGTATATTGCGCGGCTCGTTGCGGCGCTTCAGGCAGGAGAATAGCCCGTGGGAATTCTGGACGCGCTCACGGGTAACGCCAGCAAGGCCGCGACGAAACAAGCCACTGCCACGCTGGGCAACGCCGCGAACGCCGCCGCAACCGGCATCTACCAGGGCCGCGATCTGGCAAACGGCGTTCTCGAAAGCGCCATGTCGTCCATCGGGCAGGGCACGACGCAGGCACGCGGCGATCTCACTTCGGGTGCGGCGACGGCCACGGGGCTGCTAGGACAGGCCGGGTCGGTCTACGATCCCCTCGTTGCTGGCGGCGGCGCGGCGTATGGCCGACTGCTTGACGCGACCGGCGCGAATGGCGCTGAAGGGTCCGAGCGAGCCACTACGGCGTTCCGTGCGGCGCCGGGCTATGAGTACGCTCGCGACGAGGCGCTAGGTTCGATCCAGCGGGCCGCAGGGGCTCGCGGGGACCTCGCGGGCGGTAACGCCACCATGGACCTGCTGAAGGCGTCCACGGGGCTCGCAGATCAATCGTACCAGCAGTACGTCAACAACCTGTCCGGCCTTCAGGGTGGTTATCTCGCCGGTCTCGGCGGTCAGGCGGGCGCGCTCACGGGTCAGGCTGGCGTCGCGTCCAGCACGGGCGGTGCGCTCGCCAATACCGCGATGCAGGGCGCGGCGGGTCGGGCCGGGCTCGAAAGTGCGATTGCCGGCAACATCTACAACGCTGGGACCGCCGTGGCCGGGCAGGGGACGCAGATCGCGGGTTCGATTGCCGACACGCTGCAAAAGGGCGCCAAGGCTCAGGAGCAGGCGTCCGCGAACGTTCTCGGCCTCGGATCGAACCTGATCGGCGGCATTTCCAATTTCGTCGGCGGGAATGGTATATCGAACCTCACGAACCTGTTTAAGTAAGGGGCCGGCATGTCGGGCGGTGTTGCGGTAGATTTCTCGGCCCTGTCACGCGCCGGATCGTCGCTTGCGGAGGGTCTTGAGCAGAGCCGGAAACAGACCCTCTTGCAGGCCCTTGGCGGTCAGGTGCAGGCGGGCGATTACGCGGGCGCCGCGAAGACCGCGTTCGATGCCGGCGACCTTCAGACCGGGCTGTCGCTCGTCAAGCTGGGAGACAGCAAGGCGCAGTCGGCGGATTTTCAGAGGCAGTTCGGCGGCGGGCTCGCGACGGTTCTGGGCGGTGGCGCGCCCGATCCTGTCCAGCCGGTTGCGCCGGCCGCCCCTGTTCGCGCGCCGTCGTTCACGGGCGGCGATGCGGCGTCCGCCGGATACCTCGCAACCCTTCGCGGCAAAGAGAGCGGCGGAAACCCGAACGCCAGGAACCCGAACAGCACCGCGACCGGGATTGACCAATTCACAGCCGGGACATGGGCCGGCCTGGCGAAGAAGTACCCCGAGTTGCGACTGACGCCGAACGGGCGCACGGACCCGGAACAGTCTACGCGCGCCATGGAAGCGTTCACGCGGGACAACGCGCGAGCGCTCACGGCAGCCGGCGTGCCGATCACGCCGGGCAACCTGTACGTCTCACATTTTCTTGGCGAGGCGGGCGGGCCAAGGTTCATCGCGGGCGCTATGTCGAACCCCGACGCGCCGGCAACGGCATTCGTGACGCCGGGCGCCGCTGCGGCCAATCGGACGATTTTTTTCAACCGAGACGGCTCGCCTAAGACGGCGGGCGCCGTGCTGGCCGAGCGCACGTCCCGGTTTGGCGGGTCGGCTCCAGCGGCGCGGACACAGGTCGCAAGCGCCGATCCGTCGTTCGTGCCGCAAATGGGCCCGACCGCGACCGCGCCGCGTGTGTCTCCCGCGCAAGAGGCCGCCAGCCTCACCCTGCCGGCCGCAGAAGACCCTGTGCCCGTCGAGCAGCGCGTACAGGTCGCCCAAGCCGCGCCGCAAGTTCTGGTGCAGGCCGGCATGAAGCCCGCCGCCGCTGCTCAATTCCAAACGATGCAGCCCGGATCGGCACAGCGCGTCCAGTGGCTCATTAAGGCGATGGCTCACCCGGCCGCCCCCGAAGGCGCGAAGGAAGGCCTGAAAGCCCTACTGGCGAACGAGCTTCAGATGGACCGCGAAAACCGGCAGCTGACGCCCGACCAAAAGGAATATGCGTGGCGTGTCGCGAACGGGTATCGCGGGTCCGTCGAGGAGATGGTTGCCGAAAAGCGCAAGGGCGCTGATCCGGCGATCATTCAGGAATACGAATACGCCAAGTCGCGCAACGGCTACGCGGGCTCTCTGCTGGACTATACGCGCTCCAAGGCGGAGGCCGGCGCTACTCGCGTGACGCAGAACGCGAATAACAACGCGGAAAACGAGCAGGACAAGGTTGCCCAAAAAGACCTCGGCGATTTTCAGGTGAAGACACGCGAGGGCAATCGAGCGGCCTCTTCTTCGCTCGCCTCAATCCGCGTCATGAAACAGCTTGTCGATGATCCGTCGTTCTATTCGGGCACGTTTGGCGGGCTGGCGACAGACGCGAAAAAGGCCGCCGCATCTCTTGGGATCGGCGCGGCTGACGGCGCACGCGCGAACGAGGGCTTCCGCAAGCTGTCGTCGCAGTTCATCCTCGACAAGGCCGGCGGTTCGCTTGGGGGCGGGTTCTCGAATGGAGACCGCCAGTTCATCGAACAGACCGGGCCGAATATCGAAAACACTCCTGCCGGAAACAAGCTGATCCTTGAGATGGCGGAGCGCGTTGCCCTGCGACAGCAGGAAGTCCACCGGCAGATGGTGGATTACAAGCGCACCCACGGCGGCAGGCTGGACGATGGCTTCCTGACGCAGATCGACGCTTACGGAGCGGCGAACCCGGTGTTCGCGGGGCTTGAGAACATGCCGGGCGTTCGAGTCCCAACATCACGCCCGCCCGCCGGCACGCCCGCGCCGGGCCAGCGCGACGCCGCCGTGCGTCTCAAACCCGCCCCAGCAGACGAAATCGCGAACGCTCGCGCGGCAATCGCGGCCGGCGTTCCTCAAGCAAGGGTGCTGGAGAAGATGCGCGGACGCGGCTTCGACCCGTCAAGCCTGTAATGTCGAGCAGGGCGGACAGGATCACCGTGGCCGCCCATGCCAGGACGAGCCCGACAACCACAGGCGCAGAACCGAACCCCGGCTCGCCAGCGGTGACGGCGGCGCGCGATCCTGCTAGGACTGCGAACACGATCCCGCCTTGCATGGCGATCCAAAAGGCTTGAGGCATGGCGAGCGGCAACCCGTATCTCGATGACGCGCCCTCGTCGGCGCCGAGCGGGTCAAACCCGTATCTCAATGATACCCCCGCACCAGCCACCGCGCCAGCCAAGGAATGGGGGTTTCGCGAGTACGCGACGGAAGGGCTCCGGGCTATCGGAACCGGCCTGTCAAAGGCCGCCACAAGCACGGCGGGGCTGCCGGCCGATATGCTGCGCTTGGGGCAGGCAGGCTTGGACTATTCGCAGTCTATCGGGCAGGGGCGTCCGTTTGGCGAAGTGGCGATTGAGAACCGCGCCTCCGCCCCGGGGGTCGCTAGCGCGCTCCAAGCGGCCGGGTCCGAAAACCTCCAATCGCTCGTGCCGATCACGCCGCCGGAAACGCGCGTTGGCAAACTCGCGGCCGAAGGCTTGAATTTCGCGGGACAGGCTGCGGCACTGCCCATTGGCGGCGCGACGGCGCTGGGCAGGGCGGCGGTGGGGGCCGCGTCGGGTTTGGCGTCCGAGGGCGCTGGACAAATCACGGAGGGGACCGCAGCCGAGCCCTACGCACGCCTTGCCGGCGCCTTGGCTCCCGTAGGCGCTGCTGCCGTTGCACAGGCGCCATCTCGGGCCCAGCGCACTGTAGCTCGCACCCTTGACGATATTCCCCAAGTGGATCGCGCCGATGTCATCGCGCGGGCTCAAGCGCTCTTGGACGACGCTAGGGCTGCTGACGTTCCACTGTCTACGGCTGGAGCCATCGACGCCGCCTCCAACGGCGTTACGGACCTGTCTGGATTTCAGCGGCACGTCGAGGCCATGGGCCGTATGCGCCCGTTCTATGCAGGCGCTGGGGATCGTACGGACGCGGCGGCGCGAAGGGCGTTTGATGAAGTCGCGGAGGTTCCGGCGGCGCCGTCTGCAATTGGACCGGCGGCCGGGCGCGCGGCGGAACAGGAGATCGGCGCCACGCAAGCCGGCATCAATCGGGAGACGCGCCCGCTCTACCAAGAGGCCGAGCGCGCTTCGATCACACCAGAAGTCCAGCAAGCTCTCGCGGCAGGCGATCCCCTGTATGCGCGGACGCTGGCCGAAATTCGATCCGACCCATCGCTTAATCGAACGATTGCCGGCCTCCCGGATGACAGCGTGGCGGTTCAAGACCTCGTGTCCCGGCGCATGAGCGAGACGGCCCGCGAGGCACGCACGCCCGGCACCGCGTCGGCATCTAACCTTCGGGCGGAAAATCTGGACGATGCGCGCGCGAGCGTGGACGAGGCGGCATTTACCGCGACCGGCTCGCGGGCGGCAGACGGCGCAGAGCCAGCCGTTGCGGGCGCGCTCGAGCGGGCGCGTGCGGCGCAGGCCCAGTTGCGCACGGAGCGCCTTGAACCGCTGATGCGCGGACCGCTGGGCAAGATCGCGGCTCAGGACACCACAACGCAGCAGGCGATATCGGCACTGTTCCCGACCGGGGACGACCTGCTGGCAAACGGGCAGCGCGAAATCGGCGATGCCATGGCGCGCCTTTCCGAGCGCAATCCTTGGGCTGCTCGCCAGCTTGTGCGCGCGCATGCGGAGGGCGTGTTCAATAAGGCCGCAAAAGACTTGCAGACGGGACCGAATGCCGCTCAGGGCGCCAAGTTCGCGGTGGCCTACCGAGGCAACCCGCAGCAAGCGCTCAACAATGACGCGGCCCTGCGTGCGGTTTCCGGCGATGCCGTGGCGGACGGGTTCAATCGTCTGCTGGACGTGTTCGAGGCCATGGGGCGCAGGCAGGCGGTTGGGTCGAAAACGGCCTACAACACCGAGGAATTGGCCCGCATGAAGCAGGGCGGCCTTGCCGAACGGTTCGCGGCCAATCTCGCCACGGGCGGGATCAAGCTGCCGGCGCGCATCATCGCGAAACTCGAGGAGTGGCGTCTAGGCCGAAACCTCGACCAGCTGGCCGACTTGCTCACCCGCCCCGATGCAGCCGCCGCGTTTCGAGGGCTGGCCGGTTCGGGCGATCCGACCGGCGCCATCGGTAGGCTGGCCGGCGTAGCCCTTCGCTCAGATCGAAATCCCGGCGCGATGCAGCTTCGCGTCCAGCCCCGTTCCGAGGACTAACCGCTATGCTCGCGCCATTCTCTCTCACGCCGGTCTTCGACGCCAACGGGCGCCCGATCCGCACGGCGGCGTTGATGGTCTACGAGGCCGGAACCACGACGCCGGCTGTGCTGTACAGGACGGCTGACTACCAAGCCGGTACGGAGCACGCCAATCCGATCCGGGTGAACGGTGCCAGCCTCCTGCCGGCCATGTACGGCGCGGGGGCGTTCAAGTTCCGGCTTCTGACGGCGCCCGCTAACGGGTCGATCCTTTGGGAGGCGGACAACATTACGCTTACGGACCCTGTTGTTGTCGATCCTGGAGCAGGCGAGAACACGTCGTCCGTGCCGACCGGGGCCATGATCCAGTTTTACGCTACAGGATCGCGGGCGGGATACGTGCGCGCGAACGGTCGAAGCATCGGCAACGCCACGTCCGGCGCGACGGAGCGGGCGGCTTCCGACACCTTGGCGCTGTATCTGTCGCTGTGGAACGAGGATAGCGCGCTCGTCGTCGCGAACGGGCGTGGGGCGTCGGCGCAGGCGGACTACGATGCCGGCAAGGCCCTGTCGCTGCCTGACACCAGAGGGCGCGGTCTGTTTTCCATGGACGGCATGGGGGCAGGTGCGAGCGGCGCGTATCAGGGCGTCTCGTGGAATACGAGCGGATCGTCCGTCAAGCTCGGATCGACGGCTGGTATTGCCTCCGTCATGATCTCGGAAGCAAATCTGCCGGCGCACAGCCACACCGCTACCGTGTCGATGCAGGGCGCCGGCGGGTTTTCTGTCGACGGAACGACGGGAACCGCGTCGTCCAACCACACGCACAGCATCCCGATCCAGGGCGTTAACGTCACGGTCGGCGGCCCGTCCTCGATCTTCTACGTCGATCCGAACCAGAATTTCAGCACGTCGTTTCCGACGAGCACGAACGGCGCGGCGCACAGCCACGGGTTCAATGTCAGCCGGCCGGATCACACGCACACGGCGACGGCGACTGTGGCGAATACGGGGTCTGGTACACCGCTGCCTATCGTTCCGCCGCTGATGCTGGTAACGACGTACATCAAGCTCTGAGGGGGATGGCGTGGCGTTAGTTTCCGATATCGGCTTGGCCGTCCTCCAGGCGCGCGAGGGCGTCAGGCTTACCGCCTACCTTGATAGCGTGGGCGTCTGGACTATTGGCTGGGGGCACACGAAGGGCGTCACGAAAGGCCAGAAAATCACGCGCGCCCAAGCGGAGGCGTTTCTGCGCGAGGACATCGACAGCCACGCCGGCCCAGTCCTCGCGGCGGTCAAGGTTCCGCTGGCCGATAACGAGCGTGATGCGCTGGTGTCGGTTGCATTCAACATTGGGGTCGGCGGCTTCAAGCGCTCCACTTTTCTGCGCAGGCTCAACGCTGGCGACCGGGCTGGTTGCGCCGAAGCTATTATGATGTGGGACACCCCGGCCGAAATCATCCCGCGTCGTCGGGCCGAACGAGATCAGTTCCTGACCCCGTACAGCGTCGCCATGCCCAAGGCTCGATCAACCGACCGGGCGCGCACGAAAACCGCGCCGCGGGCCAAGGAGGCCGCTCCCACGCCCGTTATCGCCCCGCGAGCGCCAACCGTGCCCGCTGCGTCCGTCACCGCTCCGTGGTGGTCCAGATGGTTCACGCCACGTAGTCCGGCCGCCAAGGCTCGCCCCGGCCTGCATTCGAACGGGTCCGCCGACCTATGGGACGTGCAGGCGGCGCTCAAGGAGCGCGGCTACTACAATTCCGGCCTGCTGGACGGCCTAGACGGCTCGAAGACGCAAGCAGCGGTCGCTCAGGCCCGCAAGGACAACGGGCTTGGCGATGGCGGCGTTGACGCGCAATTCCTTGCCGGCCTGCCTACGTGGCCCCATGTGCGCGTCTCGCAAGAGCGGGCGCAGATGTCGATTTCCGACGCCAGTGCGCACGCTCCCGAGCTATTCACGCCGCCCAAATGGCTGATATCAGCCGGCCTCGGCTCGCTGGGGCTGGGTGGGGCGAGCGGGTCCGGCCTCATGGATCAGGTGCAGGGCGGCGTCGCGAAATTTAACGAGGTCTCAGGACAGGTCCAGTCGGCGTTTGCCGTGGCCGCGAGCGTCGTCGGGTTCGTTGTCGAGCACAAGACGTGGTTCTTCGTGGGCATCGGCCTGCTGGTGCTCTGGCGGGGCATCAGCGCGCTTCTGCGGGCGTGGATTTTGGTTAAGCAGGCACGAGCGTAATGGGATTTCCTGGCGCTGAGATCGTTTACCCCGTCTGGATTGAAGCCCAAGCCCGAACGCAAGATGCCGGCGTGAGCGATTGGGTCTCGTGGCAGTCCCAGGTCTCGCCCGTCACCGTCCTTGCGGTGATCGGCATGTTGATCGGCTTCGGCGGCTGGCTGCTCAAGATTGGCGGGAAGAACCGCGATTTCGAGAGTGTGCAGGACGCCGTGAAGGACCTTCGCAGGGAGTTCAAGGAACTAACCGACGAGCGGAACCTTTCAAAGGAGAAGACCCGAAACGAGCGTGATGCGTTTCAGGTCTCGATCAATGCGGGGTTGACGATGATGGAAACGCGCAACGCCGAGTTTCGCGGTTCGGTCTCGGCTACGTATGCGACCAAGGCGGAATTGAATACACTCGAGGAACGCACGTCGAAGGACATGGACCGAGTGGTCGCCCGCCTGGATACGATCAGCGGGCGACTTGAGAGTATCGGTGATAGCGTCGTTAAGGCGCTAGGCGCGATGAAGCACTAGGACCGCAGGACGGCGATATCCGTCCAGCCCTTAAGCGACGCATATAGGTGCGCCTCCCTGAAGTTTGCGTGCCCCGGAACCGAGATGTCGCGGCCATTGAAAACACCGCACGCCACGTAATTTTGCTTCTTGTCAGTCATAATTTCTCTCCGTGGCTAGGGCCGCGCGGGTATGCGCGGCCCGTTCGTTCAGGCGGCCGGGCGACGACGGCGGCCGGTAGTGGTGGCCTCGTCCTGCTCGACGGGGGCGGGCTCGTCGTAGGGACGACCTGATGCATCCGCGTCAAGATTGGCCTGATAGACTGGCTGCTCGACTTCCTCGATATCTTCTCCCGTCCCCGTATCGGCTTCGTTGGGCTCATCGGCGGCGCCCGCAGGCGCCTCAACGCTCGTCCAGCGCGTAATGATATCCTTGCCGGCCTTGGGCGGGTGGAAACGGGCGCCGGGCAGCGAAATGATCGTGCTGAGATCCTTCGTGTCGATGACTTCCGCAAGCGCGCGGCCGACCTCGACCTGATGCTTTAGGTCGTTCTTCGGAACCGGGATGAACACCGGGATCATCGCGATATAGCCCTGCTGACGTGCCATGTTTAAATCCTGTCGTCGTCGGTTTCGGGGGTATCGCCCGTTAGCACGCCGTCTGCGTCGTGCGCGGGGATCTTGGCGGCGAGCGTTGAAAGCTCGTCAGAAATAGGCTCAAGGGCAGCAACGGCGCGCGGGTCTAGGCCGTCCAAAAATACAGCAAGATCGGCAACGCCCCTGCCTGCGGCCTCACGCGCGGCGGCATACAGCCGATCCCGCGCACTCGGCCCGGCGGGCTTCTCTGCGGCGAGCGGATCGACCACGAATGGCGCGCGCTTGGCCTTCGTGACGGTCAGGGCCATCGTAACACGGCGTTCGATGTGCGACGCGTGGCTGATCCGGATGCCGCCTACCTTCATGCCGCCGAACGCGACCTCAGGATCGCAATAGATCGTCAGCCGCCGGCCAACGTACTGCGCGGCATCGGCGCCCCACACGGCGATCATGACGCGTCGCATGGACTTGCAGGGCAGATACGGCTTGCCGTTGTCGCCCTCGAAATAGACCGCCACGGGTTGGTCAGAGTTGCCCGTGCCGCTTACTTTTGTGACCTTGATCGTGCGCGGAGACGAGATCAAGTCGTCAGCGTTTAGCTGGTTGCTTTTCGGCGCAACGTGCGCTGTCATATCCATTAGACGATGATCTCCCGTGCGACGCGCTCGGTGGGGATGGCGTTGGAATGCTCGACCACGGCGCGATACCGCCCATGAGCCGAGCCGATCCGATCCTCGAAACCGTTCGCGGCGTCGATAATCGCGCTATGGATATCCGGATCGGGATACGCTCTGATAACCGCCATCGGAAGGCCTGCAGAATAGGACACCAGATCGCACCACTTGCGTTCCGACACCAGCAGACCAGTCTGGATTTGCAGCATGTAATCAGGCGGAATGGTGCCGTCCGTGACGTGGATAAGGAACGTCTCAACCTGATACTTCTGCCGGCGGCTCTTGACCTCGACTAGCCCCACGTCGCCAACGAGGGCGTCGGGAGAATACCCCAACATGAAGCCCCATTTGTCGTTGGTGATAAACCCCATGTCGTGGATCGGGGCATAGTGCTCTGCGTAGATATCGAGTGCAGTTGCCTCGTCATCCTGGCCGCGAAGCATGTCGTCGCCCACGTAATGCGGCTCGACGTAACGCGTGATGCGCTGGGCGAGAAGCTCGTACAGGTGAGCGCGCTCTTTATCGTTTTTCGCCGGCTTGAGGGTCGGCGTCAGGATCAGTTTCATTTCCGACGCGGTGAGCATACCGCAGCGGGCCGCCAGCCACTCGTCTGATCCTTGGATTAGATCGGGGTGGTATTGGATGGTCATGCCGCCACCCGCGCCGTGTGAGCCTGCCAAGCCGCGAACAGCGCAGCATCGAACGAAGGGCCGGTCACATGCGACTTATCGGCACCGATTGCGCACGACCACGCCTCAATATGGCCCGGCTCAAGCACGCGGATTACACACACGGTCAAACCGCGCATGTCAATTTCAGCGAGAATTTCGCGTGTCGTCATTTGTCGTCTCCCGTGTCGTCATCACAAGCACCGTTATAAACGGCGTTGACGTAGTGTCAACACGGAGATATCAGATTTCTAGGAGGCGCAGATATGACGACATGCAGTGAACCGGGGTGCGACCGGCCGGCGAAATATCGCGGGCTGTGCGGGTCTCATTATCAGGTCTGGCAGAGAGAGAACCGGCCAGGAAACAAGCGCCCTGTACGGCATGCGTCGCTCGTGGAGCCGTTCGGCGGGCTGCGGTCATTCTGCCGGGCGGTCGGCGTCGAAACGATGACGGTCTATCGCTGGCCGGACGGCGACGTGCCCAAGGAACGGCACGCGGCGATTATTGAGGGGGCGATCCGCGCGGGGGCTGACGTGCCGGCGGTGATGCGTGCGCTGGGGGTGGCGTGATGGACGCCCGCCAATTCCAGTTTGATATGATCCACGAAACCCGAACAAGCCTCAAGCATCACGACGCCTTGATCCTTCAGTCGCCTACCGGGTCGGGCAAGACGTTCATGTCCTCGCTCATGGTCAAGGGCGCGCTCGCGAAGGGCGGACGGCCTTGGTTCATCTGCCATCGGGACTTCCTCGTGGAGCAAACGAGCCTGACGTTTTACGGGATCGGCGTCGATCACGGTATCATCGCTGCGGGCAAGCCGTTCAACCCGTACAAGCACGTCCAAATCTGCGCCATCGACACGCTGAAGAACCGACTGCCGCGCGTTCCTGCCGGCTGTTTTCCAACGGTCGTGTTTATCGATGAATGCAAGCATAGCGCCTCTGGCGGGTGGCTCCGCGTCATACTCTGGGCGCTAGAGGTCGGAGCGAAGGTGGTAGGTTTAGATGCTTCCCCAGACCGCCTCGATGGAAAGCCCCTTAACCCTCCGTATACTCACCTGATCCCCGGCCCGTCCGTCGCCTGGCTCATGGATCACGGATACTTGTCGCGGTATCGGGCATTCGCGCCGACGACGCCCGCGCTTGGTGACGTGAAAACGCGAGGGGGGGATTATGCCGTCGAGGAAATCGAAGAAGAAATGGACCGTCCCACGCTCGTCGGCGACATGGTGGGGCACTATCAAAAATATGCAGCGGGAAAGCGAGCGATCTATTTTTGCGTTTCTGTTGCTCACTCACGGCACGTCGCTGATGCGTTCAATGCAGCAGGCGTACCGGCGATCCATCTCGACGGAACAACGCCAACGCATGAACGAAAAGCTGCCGCCCTTGCGATGGCCGAGGGGCAGATCTCGGTCCTGACGAACGTTGCCCTTTTTGGCGAGGGATACGATCTCGCCGCGCAGGCCGGCAGGGACGTGACGATTGAGTGCGTCGGTCTCGCCAGACCCACGAAATCGCTTGCCCTCTACATGCAACAGGTCGGCCGCGCCCTCCGCAAAAAGCCCGACGCGGCGGTGATCCTAGACCACGCCGGCAACATTGAGGCCCACGGCTTGCCGGACGACGACCGCACATGGACGCTTGAGGGCCGCAAAAAGGGCGACCAAAAAGCCGAGGTTGCCGTTACGGTCTGCTCGCACTGTTTCGCCACCTATCGCGCGATCATGCGAAAATGCCCCGAATGCGGGGCCGAGAAACCGCAGGCCGTAGCGATCCCGCGCGCGCTGACGGTGGGCGAGGGCGAGCTTGTCGAGGTAGACGCGGACGCATTGCGCCGCTCACGGAAAATGCAGGAGCACGCGTGCAAGACGGTCAAGGATCTGGCGGACGTGGGTCGGGCGCGCGGGTACGCGAAACCGGAGGCGTGGGCCCAAAAGCTGTGGTCGATCCGCGAGAGCGCGGCGAACCGCAGGGCGAACGAGCGCGCGTCGGTGCACCTGAGATGACGCCGCACATGAAGTCGATGGCCTATTACATGATGAAAGATGGCGTGACAGATGGCCGGATCGCGGAAGTGCTTGGCGTGCCGGTTGGCAGGATTTTGGCCCTGTCACAGCCGAGGGTCGCCGCTGCTACTCTGAAACGCGCCTTGACTGCTGAGGACCGCGCCAAGCGGCTGAAGCTGAACCGGGCGCAGCGGTATCGCGAGAAGACTGAACGTGAACGGATTAAACGGGAGTTGCTGCGATGAAACAGGAAAAAGATATCATCAATGAAATCCTACTGCGCGCGAGCGAGCGGGGGCACCGGCTGTTCCGATCCAACACGGGCCGTGGATGGGTTGGGAAGGCCACCAAGCGGCGAGATGGCGCCATGGTGATATCCGACCCCCGTCCGCTCATTGCCGGCCTCTGTGTCGGGGCCCCGGACGTTCAGGGATTTACGAACGCTGGCCGGTGGGTCGGCTTCGAGGTCAAGACCCCCGGCGTCCGCACAACGCCCGAACAAAAAGCGTTCATCGCGGCTGCGGCGTCCTGCGGCTGCATAGCTGCCGTGGTCTATTCCGCCGACGAGGCCATGGCTCTGCTGCCGTGACCACGAAGCCGGGCCGGATCGGCCAACGTAAAACGCTGATGGAATTGCGCTGGGGGCAGCAAGGCGGGCTGTGCCATTATTGCGCCAAGCCCATGTCGCGCGAAGTCGGGCACGCTCGGCAGGCCACGCGAGACCATATCAAAGCCGTGTCCTGCGGCGGCACGAACGATCCTGAAAACCTGATCCTCTGCTGCCGGCCCTGCAATGAGGAAAAAGCAAATCTCGGCCTGAAGAAATGGGATAAGATCCTGACTGCCCGTTTCGCCGGACGATACGGCTCATAAAAGAAGCCCGCCGCGTGACGAGCGCGGCGGGCGGGGGAGATGACGAAACGCGCACGGGAGGAGCGCGAGCCCGTATTTACGGCACCTGTTGTGCGGCGTCAAGCTGCCGGGCGCTAGATATAGCATCCCGGATCGTTTGCTCATGTGTCTGGAACCACGCCAACGTCCGCGCGACGGCCCGCAGATTGTCGATCTCGAAATCAACCATGCGCGGATACAGACGGTAGAAATCGCGCTCGCGTAGAACCGCCTCGATGCTGGCGACTGCGACGTCCACGGCGGCGATCTGATCGGAGAGGGCGACGCGTTTCATGGCACGTCCGGCAGGGGCATCCAGTGGCTGGGGTGCTGCCGTTGATCGTCAAGATTATTCCACCAAATTCCGGTCTTACTACAACACAAGCCTGCGAACATAAAACCTCCCTCGCAATGCGGCTCAAACAGCCAAACGAGTTCGTCTTCCGGCGCCGTCTCAATCGGCCGCCACTCGCTCATCCGCGCACCCATCGCTCACCCCTCCCATCCCGTATAATCGGCCACCCACGGGTCTTCATGTGGTCCGAAATCCTGCGCTTGTCCTCGGCGCTCGCCCGATGCAGCGGCATCTGGATCGCGTCAAACAGGTCGCTAAGCGTCAACTCTTGCGTTCCGGCATCTCTCATGCGGCTGTCGATCCTGCCGGCCCACGGGTCGTCATGGTAGCGCAAGGACTGCTGATAGGTCGCGTCGGGAACCTCGTCGGCCTTCAGCCACCATTGCTCGCCGGCAAGGAACAGGTGCACGGCCTCGGCCCATAGCTGATCCCGGTCGCGCTCAAGGCCCGCCAAGTCGCACGGCTTGCGGCAGGCGACAGGCCAGAACCGGCGGGCGCCCGTCGCGTCGTGGAGATATCCCGGCCCGCTCGGGTTCACGGTGCCGGCGCAGACGAACCGGCGCGGAACCTCGACCACATTTTTCCCGTATGGCGGCCGGTAGCGGTCAACCTTGGACGACATCCATTTTTTGACCATATCGACGGACCTCGCACCCATGCCGTTGAGTTCGGGGATCTCCACAATGAGACACCCGTTCGTCTGCATGGCCGCGTCCTTGCCGCCAAACCCGTCCAGGCTGTCGGTATACATGCGCTCGCCGCCAAGCGTCGCCAGAGTTTCCAGCGCCGTCGATTTGTAGAACCCCTGAGGCCCTTCAAGGATCAACATGGTGTCAACCTTCTCGACGGCCGACCCTTCCGTGAGCGCGCGGGCGGCGGCGGCGATCATCCACCGTTGCCCGACCGTGAAATGGTATGTGATCGGCTCGGCCCCGAAATACTCTGTCAGCCAATACCGCAGGCGTTCGGTGCCGTCCCATTTCAGTGCCCGCAGATAGTCCGCGACCGGGTTGAACTGGTGCTCCTCGGCCGCCGCCATGATCAGCCCACCGATAGCCGTCTGCGAAACGACCATGAATGACGTGTCGTAATGGTCCAAGGCAAGCGCGCACCGGGTCACGTCGTTATCGGCCAGCCCGCGCGGCACCCACGGCCCCGGCGAGTTGTCCCACGGCGGACGACGGCGGACCGAGATCATACCGGTGAACGTGTTTTTGCAGAACACGCCGGCAAATTTCGGATGGTGCGCGAGGAACAGGAAGTGGTTGCGGGCGCGCTTCGGGTCGGGCTTGCCCTTGCTGTCAAATTCGAGTTCGGCGCGGTAGTCGAAAGCTGTCCCGCGCACGTTGCCGCCGTCGAGCGCGACGACGTTGGTGTTGGGGATGGCGCGGGGGCGGGGTGCGGCGCGCGCCGACGGTTCCGTTTCGTCCGCTGCTGGTTTCTCTTGGGCCGTCGGCCGCATCTCGACGGTCGCAGTTTGCGCGTCCAGCCAGCGCCGGCAGTCGTCTCCGGTCCAGCCCTCAGCTATCGCGTCGGCGCAGTCCCATCCCTTGGGGCGCTCGATTGCGTCAGGGCGCGCTACGCGGGCTTGAGTGGGGATCAGGTCGAGAAGTCCCGGCCGCGCCTCGCCGCCCGTCGTGCGCCATCCTGTGACGGTCGCTTCGCCTTCCGGGTCGCGGTCCGGCCAAATGGTGACGTGTCTTCCGGCAAGAGGGGACCAATCCGTTTTGCCGGCCGCCTTACCACCTCCGGGCCAAGTCACGACGACGTGATCGGGCATCTCGACGGCGAGGGCGTCGGCGCACTTTTCGCCCTCGACAACGATCACGGGCGCGTCGGGGCGGGCGGCCAGGTCGTGGGCACCATACAGCCGGCGCGGAGCCAGCAGCGTCCAGTGGCACCAGCCCTCTTGCCCGGTCTTTTCGTTTCGGCACCAAGCGATGCAGGGCGTGAGTTTCTTGCCGTCGATATCCACCCGCAGGACGTAAGCGTACAGCTTTCCGTCCGCGCGGCGGTACGGGTGCACCAGCGTCGGGCTGTACGACGTGACGGGGCGCGTCTCGGATTTTGGATTGAACAGTGGCGGTGTGCGCTCGCCGGGCCGGATCTCGGGCGCGTCGGACGGCGGCATGACCGCGCGCCAATCGGCGTATGGGTCAGCGGCCGCGGGCATCTCGACGGGTGCCGGGCGGGTCTCTGGCGGGGCGCGGTCGCCACCTAAAATGGCGCAAGCTTCAGCGAACGGGACGCCATCGAAACGCGAGACAAATTCGATGACGTCGCCGCTCGCATCGCAGCCGAAGCACCGGAAAAGCTGGTGCCCCTTGCGACCCGTATACACCGTGAAGGACGGCGATTTCTCGGAATGAAACGGGCAGCAGGATTTAAATTCGCGCCCGTTTTTCTGTAGCGTCACGCCTCTCGTCGGGAGGTACGCGGACAGGGGATTATCGCGCCGGAGCGCGTCCGTATCAAATTCGTCTGGCATGATCCCCCGCGCGTCTCCCGAACGCGTGTTTAGGCGTCGTCAGGTGGTTTTGTCGAGGCTGGGCGATATGATGAGAATGCATTCATAAAGCGCGTTCTCGATTTCAACATTTTGGTCGATCTCGGCTTTGAGCGCGTCAAATAGGCGGTAAAGCTCCTTTCGGCGCACCTCAAGCGCTTCTCGGTTTCGCTTCAGATCAGCTTCCAGCGCCACCAGATCAATCATGCGACCATCTCCCAAAACGACGCCACCGGCATCAACCCCGTGGTGAACCCCACGTCGAACATATCCGCCATGATCCGCGCGCTGCACTCGTCATTCAGGCCGACGTGGAGCGTGATGTATCCGCCGCCTACGCGGCGGTAGAGGGCGCCCACGCGGGGCATATCGCGGGTCATGAGCGCACCTGCGGCCAGAACGTCCACACGACGGCGTGCGCGGCGCCGACTAGCAGGGCGGGGCCTGTGATTAGCAGAAATTCGAGCATCTCGTGTCTCCCGTGCGGGCCTCGTCGCCCGTGTTTCCGGTGTACGGCGTCCGGTGATTAGTGTCAACAGCTAATCGGACCCGGATCGAGAAATCGAACCCAGCTCAGCTAATCGTGCTTTTTCATCGCGACCGCAGCCGCATCCGAAAGCCGGTATCCGCGTCCCCACACGGTTTCGATCTCGACGCCGTGCCGGTTCAGCTTTTTGCGCATGTGGCACATGATGACGGTCAGGATGCTCGTGACCGGCACCGTGTCAGGCCAAACCGTTGCGAGCGCGCGTTCCGTGGTCAGCAGGCAGGGGTGCGCGCTTGCCAAGGCTTTCATCAATTCGGCCTCGCGTTTCGTCAGACCCCATTTTGCCGGCGGCTCCCTTGTGCCAGCGACAAGCAGATCACGCAGCTGACGGTTTTCCTCCTCAAGTTCCGCGATGCGAATTAAGGCGCGGGCTATGGGCGTCTGAGCGTTCACTCCGCCCCTCCGCGTTCAGCGAGGGCGGCGTGGCCGGCAGGAGGCTTGGTGCAACGTTTGTCAGCGCGCCGACACAGATGCCCTTCCTCTGCTCCGCACAAGCAAGGCTCTGCTGTCCTAAACCGGTGCGATCCTAGTGAGGTGCCGATCTCTGGGGCCGTACGAGCAGCTAGGACTTGGCGATATGCCGCTGAGGCCCCTCCTTTATCGACAAGGATTTGCGCTTGGATAATCTGTGATGCTTCAGCCAGTCCCTCCAGCCGTCCTTTCTCGTGTGCGGAAATTGCTCGTCCCTCTGCGTTGAGGTTGGCCTCTAGTAGCTCGTCAATTCGGTCTTTCAGGCGAATGATCTCGGTTTCCGCCTCCGTCAGTCCCGTGCCCTTAGCCATCGGTCCGGCCTCCGGGGGTGAGGGAAAGCGTGCGCACCATCCGCGCAGCGATGCCGAGGGTTGCTACCGCGAGCGCGTCACCTTCCTTACCGAAGGGGTGATAAGCCGAGGCGTTGATCGCGTTCGCCGCCATATCCCGCATGTCCATCGCGCCAGCTGCGTAGCCTTCAGCCCGTGCGGTGGCGACAGCCTCGGTTAGGGTGGTGGGATCGATGAGGCGGCCGGCGCGGTAGTCGGTTTCGAGGCGGGCAACGAAAGCCGCGTTCTCAGCGGCTCTGTCCGTTGTGTCGTCCCCGATCACCGAGCCGTCGAACAGGCAGACGAATTCACCCGCGTGCGGGTCGGGGTTGCCGGCAACGATCCAGTCGCCTTCGCCCCATGGGGTATCGACTGTGTACCAAGGCCCCTTCGTCGCCGCCTCAGAAAGCTCCCGCAAGCTCGGCGCGCTCGTTGTCTCAGCCATGGGGGTGCTCCTTCGGGGAGAGGGTTGCGAGGGCGGAGCAGGCGACGAGCGCGCGGTAGGCATCACTGTCGAGATCCTCAATGCCGAGGGCTTCAGCGACAGCGAAGCACACGTCCGCCGCGTCCATCGCGGGCCTGTCCCCATCCGCGTCGAACGATAGCCCTTCACCGGCGGCGCAATCCACGAACTGCATCGCCAGTTTCAGCGCCTTGTGATGAGCGTTGCGTTCGCACTCCAGAACGACGGCGAGATGTGCGAGGCGTGCGGACTCCTGGCGCTCCTCGTCCAGTTCGGCTTCGGCGGCGCGGAGGTCGTTGGTCAGGGTTCGGGTGACGATCTCCGGCCAGCAAGCCTGCGAGAAACGGGGTGCTTCGCTCGCGAGGATGCCCCTCACCCCGTCGCAATGGTCGCTGTGAAACCTAGCCTCTTCCGCCGTGTACCGGCCGGCATCGTCCAAGACGCCGGTGTACCCCATGGAATTCGGGCGATAGTAGAGGCCGCGCTTGACGAGCACGTAGTCCCTCGCCAGCGCCTCGCGCAGGCCGTTCTGGTCTTCGGGGGCGGTCATGCGGTTCTCCACTTCTCAGGAGCGACGAGGATGCCAAAGCCGTTGTTGGCGCCCTCCCGCAAGGCGTCGATGCCTCGGGCGCCGGATGCGAACAGCGCGGTCCCGTTGGACGGCGACACGCCTTCCGATCCATCCGGCCGCAGGAACCTAATCTTGCGCGTAAAGAGGATGCGGTCGGCTCGTTCCCAAGCTGACCAGAACCACGGCGCCGAGGTGCGATCTGGCGTCAGGGCGACACCGTTGCCGTGCTCGAAGAACCGGGTAAGCCAGGGTTCAATCCCGTTGCGCCCGCCGAACGGCGGGTTCATCCAGACGAAGCCGGCCCAGGGTTCGGTAAGGCCGTCTCCGGCAAGAAGCCGGTCGGCAGGCACGTGTGCAGAGCCGTGGCGTGCCGGGGTCACGTCGAGGTCGAACCGGCAGCCTAGCGCCGCGAAGACCTGGGGCGGGGTGTACCACTCGTCGGAGCGGCCGGGCGTGTCCCAGTAGGCCATCACGCCCGCCCTCCGTCAGCGGCCGGTGCGGCGGCGGGGACGGGGCGCTCCGCGAGACAATCGGCTTCATGAACGACTGTGCGTGCAGCTAGACGAGTTGCCCAGCGAAAGCCTTTCGCAATCTCGGTTCCGTCCTTGTGTCGTGCGATCCAGCCATTAAAACCGCGATCGTATTCGACGCGCTTGATCCGAGAGGCGCTCATGACTGCACCTCACCCGCAGGTGCAACTGCGACGGCTCTGTGGACCGCCATTAGGCAATCCAAAATCTTGGCGTGAGCCTCGCCAGTGCTGGCAGTATCCCAAACGATCTGTTTCGCTTGCTCGAAAGCCTGTTCTTTCCCAGCAAGAAACGCGTGCTGTATCGTCCAGGCCCGCTCCACCCCGTCTCCTGGCCGTGCCGCTGGGGCGGTGGAGAGGGCGGCGTCAGGAAACATCCACTCGACAGCCTTCCCCTGCGACCGGGCGTATTCGATCTCGCGCTTCGTGCTGGAGCCGATGTAGCCGCCGGGGTTCACGACATAGATCGCGTCGCTGATGTCGATCTTGCGGAAATGGATCGTGTCGAGATGCTTCTTCTCGGGAGTGTTTTCGTCACCGTCCGATGTCAGAAATTTGGCGCCAGTCGGATAGTCGGCATGACCGAAGCACGAGAGGCTGATCACGACGCAGCCGCGCATCGTGAGGTGCATGTTCGCCAGTGCAAAGGCGTCGGGAAACCGGGATGACCCACAAAGGGTCACGACGAGAGGGCGATCCATCACGCTTGCCCCCCGTTCGTAGTGGTGCAGAGGGCGGATTGACGCCCCGCATAAAAACAAGAAGCGGCAAATCCTCTATCGCCCTGCCCCAGCGACGTTTTCCCGAACCACTTCACGAACGCTTCGTCGTCCCCCACCCCTGCCAGTGTCTCGGCCTTGGGCGGCTGGGGGGCGAGGGCGGCAGCAGCGCGCTTGCCGCCATCGTCCGAAAGCGCGTGCCTGCCGCTATCGCCCTCGCTGTGGATCAGCCGAGCGAGACGGGCCTGTTCGCCGTACCACGCCAGCGCCTCCCGCACCCCCGTCTCGTCTTCATCCACCGGGGCGGGTTGGGCGAGGGCGGCGATGGCGGCCGAGATCAAAGCCTTGTTGCCAATGCTCGCGCCGGACCAATCGGCGGTACTAAGAGCCTGCGCGATCCGTGCGCCCCCCACCCCGGCATCCGGCGTCTTGGGGGCTGCCGGGGTGAGGGTGAGGCGATCCAGAGCCGAGACCATGGCGCGAACCTCGCCGCACATCTCGCCCCAAGCCTCGGGATCGTCGCCCCCGAGAGACTTGACGGCTTCCTGCGTATCGCAGGCATCGAGCATCGACCGAAGCCAAGATAGGGGCGTGATCTCCTTCGGCATCCCAGGCTCGCCGTAGATGGCCTGGTGCATGTCGCCCACCACCCCGGCCGCTGACAGCTCTTGGGATGCGGGTTGTTTGGTGAGGACGGTGGCGACCAGACCGGGAACCTTTAGAGCAAGAACGCTGTCCTGAAGCGAGCCGTCGTCGTTTGTCTTGGCGGCGTCGCCGAACATCTCGCCGATCTGCACCACGATCCCTCGGTAGAAATCTGCGTTGCGCGAGAACATGGCGGCACTGTCCATCCACGCAGCGGACGACTCTGCGGTATGCGGGAAGCCCGACGCGACAGACCATTTTTCGGCGCCGTCCTCCCGCAGCCCCGCATCATTCCTCGGCAATTTCGTCATCGTCATTCTCCCATTTCCATCCCGTCGATGTGATTAGCCATCATAGACAGGAATACGTCAATATCTTTTCGGGTGTCGAAACGCTTATTTGTGGCGATCTCTAGTATGCCCAAGAGTTCTTCGCGGTTCAGACTTAGACGCAGCGTCCATGCCAGCTTGAAATCTAGCATGGTCCACTTGCGCAGATCGCGGTTCGTTGGCGGAACCTGTAGGCGACGGCGGGCTTTTGTTAGCCATTTCTTGGCGTCGATGTGGTCGGGGTTCGCGAGGGTCATGTTCTAACCTGAAAAATGAATGTTGAATTACAGATCATGTGTCCTCTACACATTTTGTGCCATTCTTCTGCTGCCTTCATTGCCAGTTCTTTTGTTTCAAATTCTTGCGTGAACTCGCCGCATCCAACGGACCAAAAACGTGCCGCCCACATCATTTCCACCCCTCCGCCAGCTTCGCCTGCTGAATAGCGTTTTGCATGGCGACGAGCGGCGTATCTCCACGCCCACCATGCCGTTCCTCACCGTCCTCGTTGTCAGCCTTACGCGCTATCTCGGCTATAAAACGCGTCATGCCTCGATGTGTGCGGAACGAATAATACGTCCAATCAGGCATCTCTCGCCTGAACAGCTTTACGGCCGCGTCCAGTCCAGTTTCGTTCGTCATTTCCACTCCTCCGCCAATTCGAAACTCTGGCCCGATGCCTCGCGCGCCACGATGATCCCGCGCGTGACGAGACGCTCCGCGCACGGTGTCTCGATCACGCTCATTCCGCCGCCGCTGTAGTGCCAGACGACGCCCTTGCGCGTGTGCGTTTTCAGGACGTGCTCGCCGGTTCTGCGCAGGCGGTCGATGACGGCGCTCGATCCGACGAGGCCGGTCGCGGTCATGTGAACATCCTCCCCATCATCCGCGATTTAAGGCGGCTCACGAGCGGGAAATAATAGTCGCTCTCGCCAGGCCCTGGCCGCACTTCCCACTTCTGGCCGGGTACGATCTCGACAGCGTGCGCTTCGCCGGCCTCGACTAGCCGTAATGCTGCCTCTTGATACGCACCGTCGCCGGCCGGAACCGTGGCTTTATCGCCACTGCGGATCATGGCCTTCTGCGCCTCAACCCGCTCCTCGAAATTAGCTGCGGTTTTCATATCCGCTCACCCTCCTGCTGGCGCCTGGACTTCCACGGGCATTCCCGGATCGTCGCCCATGCGGGCATGATGTAACCGGCCCACGTCACGGACATCGACCGGACCTCACCGTCCGAACCGGCGCTCGTCGCGAAATGCGTGCAGTGGATCTCGCCATCCTCGATCATCTCAAGGGCGGCATCGAACACGGCGGGCTTCTTGTCGGACAGGTTCACAATGCCCGACCGGCTGGCCGGGACCCTCTTGCGCAGAGACGACTTTGCGCGCGCCACAAGGCCCCGCGCGCTGGCTTCCCGCCGGATTGCGGACAATTCCTCTCGGGTAGGCTTGCGGGGCTTCACGGGCTCGCCATGGGCCAGCAGGGCAGAATGCAGATCGGCCAGGTTCATGCGCGCGCATGGGTCAACGGCGTTTTTCATCCACGCGGCCACGGCGGCTACAGCACTACGGAACTCCCCAGATGACGTGTCGGGGGTGCCGGCGGCGACCCTCCGGCAGTGCTCAATCGTCAGCATCGTCATACGCTTATTCCTCGTTTCCATCCGCTAGATAGAGCGCGCTTTTCTATGTGTCAATCTCATATTCCCATTTCTGCGAGCTTGCCAATCAAGTGGCCCGTAAGTCCTAAAAACGGTGTAATTATCTAATGATATCTATTATATATATATCAAATGAAAAATATCTTGTTTTTAGGTCTATACGCCTCTTGGCTTGGTAAATTCGCACAAACCTAAATATGGGAGTTGACGCACAAACGTGGGTATGGGATACACAGAAACCGGAATGATCCGGACGGGGGTTATGGCGATGGCGACGGACAACGGGATCGTGACGTGGGGCGAGCTTTACCGGACGCTCGTGCCGACGATAAACTCCATGAGTGAAAGGCTGCATCTTGAGGCCGGCGAGATAGCCAAGCTGCGCGAACGGCTCGACACGATCGAACGCACCTCTCTGCCGGCCCCTACGCCCGTCGAACCAGCGCCCGCACCCGAGACGCCAGACGAACTCGCGACGCGGCTGCTGAGCGATCCTCAAATGGCTGCGGAGGTATTTCTGCGGTTCGCTGTCGGCGCCGACACGATGGACCGAGAGGCATTCGTGGGCGAGCTTATGGCGCGGTGCCGCCACTACTCGATTGGGCGCACTAAGGTGGCTTTGTTCGCGCCTGGTATCGCCGCCGCTGGCTACCAGTTCGCATGAACAGCCGCCGGCTCACCGTCTGCGTCGTCCTGGCGCTCGTGCTGTGGCCGGCGCTGCTCGGGTTGGTGATTTACGTTTTGGCGGGGTGACGGTGATGGTTTTGGTTCGGGCTCACATTTCGGGTTCTGAGATTGCGAACGACCTGGTTGGCGACATGGAAGGCGCCGGGGAGTTCTTCACGGAATTTGCCGATCTTCTCGTTTCGGACGGCAACTACGACGACCTGTTCCACTGGCTTGAGGACTATGCCGCCTCGATGGTGGACAGGTCGCGGCTTCGTGCGCTTGGCGAGCTTCTGGTCAAGGCGGCCGACAGCGCGTAAATAGGGGTGAGATTAAAATACAACAGGATCGGTCATGGGCGGCTCTGTAGGCCCCGGCAAAACGAACAACCCTCGGGGGCGTCCTCCGGGGGCGCGGAACAAGCTTGCCCGTTCAGCGGTCGAGACGGCCTCCGCAACCGGCCTGCTTCCCCACGAGATCCTGCTATCGTTCGCACGTGGTGAGCCACAGGTTCACAAGACCGTTAACCCGATCACTGGCGACGTGACGGAGCACACGATCTATCCTGAGCCCGATATGCGCCTACAGGCAGCAAACATGGCCGCCCCGTATTTCGCGCCCAAGCTCGCCCAGGTGCAGCACAAGGGCTCGATTGCGCGGTCTGCGGATCAGGTGAGCGACGAGGATTTGATTAAGGTTGCGCTGCCAACGGGAGATGGCGATGAGTGAGGCGGTTACGAAGAATATGCGCGAGGCTCTTGCCGAGTGCTTGACATATAAATCAAGAGGTCAGCAATATTTCTGGCGAGTTGCAAGCATGAAGAAGCTTCTAGAGCTTGGATACGTCAAGGAAAGCTATCGCGGGATTGAGGCACGCAGGCGATATGAGCCAACAGCCGCCGGGATCGCCTATCTAGGGCGCGCCGAAAAACCCGACGCCTAACCCTGCCGGCCCTTTCCTGCCTATCCGACGACGATTAGCTGTTGACACTAATCATGCGATGGGGCATACAGACGTATCGAAACGGGAGATGACGAGATGACGACGAAGCGCACGTCGGGCAAACTGTGCCTTCCATGGTCTTATACGACCGAAAGCTACGGCGACACGAAGATTACTGATAGAGACGAACAGCTGCTGATCCGAGAGGTAAGCGACTACGAAGAGGCTGATTTCGTAGATCTGTATCCAGAGCAGGCCGCCTTCATCGTCCGTGCCGTGAACCATCACAAGGCGCTTATGGAGATCGTGCGCGAGTTGGCAATGTCGGATGGCCTTGGCGATCTCGAATACCGTGCGCGGGTGCTTGTCGACGCAATCGACCCTGAGGCCGCGTGACCCCCCAAGAGGCCGCACAGATCCTCCTAAAGCGTCGGCTGGCCCGGCGCTCGTTTATGGCGTGGGTGGAGATGGCGATGCCCGCCGGGCAGAAGCCGCAGTTGCACCATCGCGTGATGATCGAGCACCTTCAGGCCGTGGCCGATGGGCGGATCAGAAAGCTCATGATCTACGCGCCGCCAGGGTCGGCCAAATCGACGTTCGCGTCGGTTCTGTTCCCGCCGTGGTATCTCGCCCACACGAATGGAGGAAACGTCCTTGCCGGATCGCACAACGCCCAACTCGCCCAACGTTTCAGTCGTAAGGTCAGGGGTCTTTCGTCGGACCACGGCAATACCCTCGGCTATGGCCTGTCGGGCACTGCTGTCGAACTCTGGTCAACGACGACGGATCGCGAATACCTCGCTGCTGGCGTTGGTGTTGGCATCGCGGGTTTCCGCGCAAAACTCGGCCTTGTGGATGATCCAATCCGCTCAAGGCAAGACGCTGATAGTAAGCTCGTACGTGACCGCATATGGGGATGGTACGAAGACGACTTCGAAAACCGACTAATCCCCGGTTCTCAGCAAACTATAGTGAACACCCGCTGGCATGAAGACGACCTATCTGGACGTCTACTTGAGCGCGACGGCATTTATTCGGAGGATAATCAAGATGGATGGGACGTATTATCAATCCCTGCACTCGCTGGCACTGGAGACCCGCTCGGCCGCTTACCGGGCCAGTATTTATGGGACGACGATCCGTCATATCGATACGGCGCTCGCCTGCGGGAGCGGCACGCGGTTCTCGACACTCGCTCGTGGTCGGCCCTCTACCAGCAAGAGCCGACGCCCGACACCGGAGACTTCTTCCGCGCCGAATGGCTGATCCCGGTCACGAGCAGCCCCGCTAACGCCCGCGAGGCTGCTGGAGCATTCCGGTTCTACGGCGGCTCGGATTACGCCGTGACGAGCGAGGGCGGCGATTACACGGTCCATGCCGTGGTTGGCCTCGACGCCGACGACAACCCCTGGCTGGTCGATCTCTGGCGCCAACAGGCGTCGTCCGATGTGTGGGTGGATGCGCTATGCGATCTCGTGAAGAAGTGGCGCCCGCTGGGATGGGCGGAGGAGTTGGGGCAGATCAAATCCGGCGTGGGTCCGTTCCTCAAGCGGACGATGCAGGAGCGGCGCGCGTACACGGTGCGGGAGCAGTTTCCGACGCGGGGCGACAAGGCCACCCGTGCGCAGTCTTTCCGCGCTATGATTGCAAGCAGAGGTCTGCGCGTTCCCGCAGACGCTGGTTGGCGTACTGCGCTAGAAGCCGAAATGCTGAGGTTCCCTGCCGGTGTCCACGACGATCAGGTTGACGCGCTCGGCCTGATCGGACAGCTGCTCGACAAGGCACTAGCCGCGAGCCCGCCGCGCAAGCCGGACAAGGATGACGAAACGGGGTATGCCGTGGCCGGCGACCGTGTGTATGGTGATGGGATGATGGGGGACTGACGATGACCGCGTACGAGATGGCTGAGGAAATCGACGCAGAACTGGACGAACTGCGCGCCCTGAAAAAGCGCCTCGTTGATCTAGCGGACGAGGCAGAGGCATACGCGCGATTGCCGGGCACTGACGGTGTTCGATACCACAGCATCGCGTTCGCCCTGCGGTCGCTTCTGGCGCCACCTATCCCCGAACCCCTGCCTGCGGTACACAGTCCCCATGACTAACCCCGCACGCGGCTGGACGGCATGACAATCGGACCGATGGGCCTCGCGCCGGGCGAGAAAATGGTAGCGCCCGGTGACGTGCGGGCCATGAATACCCGTATGCCGCGCAATGAGCGCCACATGGCCGAAACGTCAGGCTCGATTGAGCGACAGACGCGGGGCGCGCGCGGCTCGACGGAAGACGGCCTCGACAGGCACGGGCTTGAGCATTTTCGTCGCCAGTATTCGGATTATCTCGGGTCCAAGACGGCCGAGATCGAGGAGGCGCAGCAGTCGCGCCGGTATCGCCATGGTTCACAGTGGACCGAGCGCGAGATCAGGAAGCTGCGCAGTCGCGGTCAGCCCGTCGTCACGTTCAACCGGGTCAGCCGGAAGATCAACGCCGTGGTCGGCCTGCTGGAACGCCTGCGCCAAGACCCCAAAGGGTTCGCGCGCACGCCCAAGCACGAGGACGGCGCCGAACTCGCGACCGCCGTGCTGAACTACGTGCTGGATCAGAACGACTGGAAATCCATCTCGCCCGATTGCGCGGAGGATGGCGCCACGTCCGCGATTGGCGGGCTTGAGATCGTCGTGGAGCCCGGTGACGAGGGCGACCCCGACATTTCGATCAACCGCGTCGATCCACGAGAGTTTTTCTATGACCCACGTTCCATGCGGGCTGACTTTTCGGACGCTACGTACATGGGCATACACAAATGGATGGATTACGGCCTCGTTGCCGATCTCTGGCCTGAAAGCGCGACGGCTGTCCGCGACGGCGTGGCAAAGAACGGCGGCCTTGATGATGGGCCCACTCAAGCCGACCGGCAAATGCGATGGGTCAACGTTCGTGAGCGCACCGTCCGCGTCGTAGAGCACTGGTATCGCGAGGCCGGCGGATGGTCGTATTGCTTCTTCACGGGCGATATCGAGCTTGAGCGCGGCCCGTCGCCCTTCAAGGATAACAAGGGCAAATCCGCCTGCCGCCTCATCATGTATTCGAACATGGTGGATCAGGACGACGACCGTTATGGGTTCGTGCGCGACCTCAAGAGCCCGCAGGATGAGATCAACCATCGGCGGTCGAAGGCGTTGCACGCGCTCAATTCGAGGAAGATCCGCGCAACTCGTGGCGCCGTGGATGATGTGGAGATTGCGCGGCGCGAGGAGGCCCGGCCCGATGGGTTCATTGAGATCAACAACGCCACGGATAAGTACGAGGTTGAGCAGGGTACGGCAGATTTTCAGGGGAATATGGCGTTCCTCACTGATGCGAAACAGGAAATCGATAATTTCGGACCGAACCCTTCTCTGGTTGGCGAGGGAGGCAAAAACCAAAGCGGCCGCGCGATCCAGCTACTTCAGCAGGCAGGGATCGCAGAGCTTGGTCCTTTTCTCCTACGTTACCGTGGGTGGAAGATCCGTGTGTATCGCGCGGTATGGAACGCCGTTCAGCAGTTCTGGACATCCGAGCGATGGATCAGGGTCACGGACAGCGAGGGACTGAGCCAGTTCGTTCAGGTGAACGGCACGGAAGTCGGCCCGCTCGGCCAGCGGCAGCTTGTGAACGCGCTGGGCTCGCTCGACGTGGATATCCTGATTGATGAAGGCCCCGATAACGTCAACGCGATGGCTGACGCGTTCGATACGCTACTGGCGCTGGCTCAGAATGGACAGCAGATCCCGCCGGGGCTGATCCTGAAACTGTCTGCCCTGCCGGCTTCTGTGAAAAAGGAGGCCATGGCCGAGATCGAGAAGGCGCAGCAGCAGAACCCGCTAGTCCAGAAGGCGGCCGAAACCGAATTGGCGCAGAGCACGGCCGAAGTCGCGAAGACGCAGGCCGAAACCGTGCTGTTGCAGGCTCGCGCGGTGGGCGAACAGGCGACGGTCGGCAAGGTGCAGGCCGAGACCTCCAAGATAGGCGCATCCGAGGGCAAGGAGACGGCACAGGCGGTCAAGACGATGGTGGACGCGCACGTGGCCGCCGTCCCGCAGATCGCGCCTGAGGGGCCCGTAGAGCAGGCCATGCAGGGTCCGGTGCCGAGCGACCCGGAAGGGATTGAGGGCGGGTTGTGGGGCGAGCCTGCGCCTGAGGATGACAACCCGTGGGGATGACGATGACGAAAGAGACGAAGGATATCGGCGTGCGGCTGCTCGTAACGCAGTACGCCGATGCCGTGACGGCTTCCGATGCGGCGTGGGAGCGGGTGGGGCAGTTGAAAACCCCCGGCGACGCCCTGCTAGTCGCTCGGATGCTGGACGAGCACCGCGAAGAAATTTATCGGCAGATGATCCGGCTCGCAAAGGCTTCCGTTGACGGGGGTCTGTAGCGACGATATCAAGCCCTCGCGACTGCGGGCTAATGAGGCTCCCGGCGTGCCGGGGCTTTCCTAACCGTGAGGCTGGAAGTCCCGCAGTCGCCTCCAAGGCCCCGACCCACTGGCTTCGGTCACGCTCGGGCCCTTTTCGTATGAGCACCCTACTAGAAACCGCCCGCCTCGCCCTCGCCCGCGAACCCGACCCACGTCGCCGGCTGCATCTCACGGGCCGGACCTTGGCGTTCGAAGCCGCCTGCGCTATGGATGACAGCGAACCGGACAAGCAAGCGCGCATCGCTGTGGCTTGGGCTCGGCTGAAGGCGCTCGTGGAGCATTCGGACTATGCCGCTTGACGCGAACGGGATGCCGCTGTGGCCGACGACGGGCACGCCGCCATATATCGGGGCAACGCTCGTTACGCCAGGCACGCCGGTCACTGGCGGTCGTGGCGTCATCGCGACATGCTCTGCTGCGGGCAACGTGCGCTTCAAGATGCAGAACGGTTCGGTCCTGAATATTCCGATGACGGCCGGACAGGTGCTCATGCTGGACAATATCAGCGTGACAGATGTCGTTGCGGCGAGCACCACGGCAACCGTCGCCGTCAGCGTGCTCCTGTGAGTTTCATCACGTCCGACCTGTCACAGGTCCCGCAGATCGCGCGCGACGCCGCCGCTGCGGTTGTGCCGCCGTTCTCCACGATGATGCCCAAGAGCGAGGCCGGAGCGCCTGTTCCCGGTGCCGTGGACGCGATCACGCGGCCGGATCACCAGCACCCGCGCCTGACCGCGACGGCTAAGGGCGCGCTCGACGCGAACGGCCTCGCGACGGTCGTATTCACACAGGTTTTCGACAACGAGCCGGCAATCACCGTCATTTCAGTTGGCGCGCGCTCGGCTCAGAAGTCTGTGCCCGATTTTGATGTAACATTCACGCAGGACGGGGCCGGCAAGTTTACCGGCTGCACCGTTTACGGTCGTCGAGCACGCGCACTGCCGCAGCAGACGCAGTTGAACGTGCTGTCGGTTCTCACGGGCGTTATCGCAGGCGTGAACACCATCGCGACGACGTTGGGCGGTTACGATCCGACCGAGCCCGCCGCCGGCGCCGGCTTCTCTCTTATCGCGGTGAAATCTTCGGCATGACTTCAGCCCGCGTCCGCACGATTGCGCAGCTACCTCCTGCCGGGCAACTCGACGGCACGGAAACACTCCCCGTCGTCCAGCAGGGGCAGACGGTCGCGACGACGACAGGGGCCGTGGCCCGGTTGGGTGGCGGATCTGGCGGCGGTGGCGGCGGGACCGGGCCGTCGAACACCGACGAGTTGCCCGAGGGCTCAACGAACGTCTATTTCACCACAGCGCGGGCGCGGGCCGCGATCTCCGTTTCCGGGTCGCTGGCGTACAGTGCGGCCACGGGCGTCATTTCGTACACCGCACCGGCCCCGTACACGCTTCCTGCGGCCACTGCGGGGGCGCTGGGCGGCGTCAAAGCGAACGCTGGGACATCGGGCCAGTTCGTGGCCGGCGTGGCGTCTGACGGCTCCCTGATCTACGCGACGCCGGCCGGCGGAGGCTCTGGCGGCGGACCGGCCAGCACGGATCAGCTGCAAGAGGGCGCGACGAACCTGTATTTCACGCAGGCTCGCGCTCGAGCGGCGATTTCGGTATCCGGCTCGCTGGCCTACAACTCCTCGACCGGCGTCATTTCGTACACAGCGCCGACGCTGGCCGCAGTGGCGACGAGCGGATCGGCGTCCGATCTCACTACCGGCACGCTGCCCGTCGCGCGGCTACCCGCACACACAGGTGATGTCACGTCGTCGGCCGGGTCTGCGGCGCTGACGCTCGCAACCGTGAACTCGAACGTCGGTACGTTCAATTCGCTCACGGTGAACGGAAAGGGTCAGGTGACGGCGGCCACGTCGGTCGCGTACCTGACGGCGAACCAAACGATCACGCTGTCCGGCGACGTGACGGGTTCAGGCTCAACGGCGATCACGGCGACGCTGACGAATACGGCGGTCACGGCTGGCACATACACGAACGCGACGTTGACCGTGGACGCCAAGGGCCGGCTCACGGCGGCGTCCAGCGGGTCGGCCGGCGGAACAGGCACGGTCACGTCGTCGGGCACGCCCACGTCGGGGCAACTCGCGCTGTTCACGACGGCGACGAACGTTCAGGGCGTCACGCTCCTGCCGGCCGCGAACCATCCGGCGCTCGCGGGCGACGTGACGAATACCGCCGGCTCGCTCGCGACGACGATTGCGGCGGGCGTGGTGACGTATGCCAAGCTCGCCACGGCGGCGGTCGCCACGGCGGCTTCGGACGTGTGGGCGAACGTCGCCAACAAGGTGCTGACGGCGGCGGCGGTGTGGCTCGCGCACGCCCCGGTGACGTGGACCTACGCGGCGACCTACACGCCCGACATGAGCACGTTCCTCACGGCGACGATGACGCTTACGGGCAACCTGACGCTCGCCAACCCGACGAACGCCAAGCCGGGGCAGGCCGGAGAGATCGTGCTGACGCAGGACAGCACCGGGTCGCGCGTCGTTTCGTACGGCTCGGCTTGGAAGTTTGCGGGTGGTACGCCGACAGCCTCGACGGCGGCGGGGGCAATCGACGTGATCTCGTACCGGGTCGTCACGTCGTCGCTCATTGTATGCTCGTTCGGTAAGGGTGTCGCCTGATGCTGATGCGGCCTTTGATGTTTCGCGGGGCGGCTGGCGGCGCGGCGGCGTTGAGGCCGCAGGACGTGTATCAGACTGTGCTGTACACTTCCGCGGGTGAGAGTCCAAAAACTGTAAGCTCAGCAATAACTCCTGACCTGGTTTGGGGTAAACAAAGAAACAGCCAATTTGATCATCAGTTATTTGACTCTAAGCGCGGCGCTGGAAAAATTCTTAGCACAAACTCCACTGGGGCAGAAAGCAATTTTCCAGATCAATATGGTTCTATAAGCACCAATCAATTTTCGGATACGGGATACAATTCCGGAGATACAGTTTCTAATTGGCTGTTCCGTCGCGCCCCCAAGTTCTTCGACATCGTCACCTACACGGGCGACGGCACGTCAGGCAGGCAAATCCCGCACGGGCTTGGTATTCCGCCGGGGATGGTGATTGTTAAGCGGCGGGATGGCGCGGTGAGTTGGAGGACGTATCATCGTGCGGCGCCGGGGCAAGCCGCGTCCTTGGAAGATACGGGCGCTTTTTTTACAGACAGTGGCACACTTTTTGGAAACGGATCTTCAGCGGTCGCGCCCGGCAGCACAAGCTTTACTGTCGGACAAAATGTCGGCGTCAACGCATCCGGCGCCACCTACGTCGCCTACCTCTTCGCCCACGACCCCGACCCGGTGAACGGGATTGTTCAGTGTGGGAGCTTTACAACGGACAATACTGGCGAGTCTCCGGGCTTAGTTCCCCTCCCATGGCGCCCGCAGTATGTGCTCGTAAAACCCAGCACGGTATCCGGCAACTGGGAAGTCTTAGACACCACCAGGGGGTGGGTGAACGCGGGCGGCGGAGGCAAGGTCTTGCGGCCGAACACATCCGAAGCCGAGCTTTCGGTCGTCCGCGGCGAGCCAGACAACTTAGGCTTCTATTGGGCGGGCGGCGCTGCGTCGGCAACCTATGTCTACCTCGCCATCCGTGCCCCGATCTAAGGACACACCATGACCTACGTCACCAAGATCGACGGCGCCTGGGTGCTGGTCTACCCCGGTGTTCCATTCGTGGACGCTACGGGCATCTCCCGGCCGGGCAACTGGCTGGATCTGTCGTCCGACAAGGAAAAGGCCGACGCTCGCGTTTATGCACTGCCTGAGCCCGCGGCGCCCCCTGCCGGCAAGGTCGAGGTGTCTCGCGTCCCATCCGGCAAGGATCGACCCGTGTGGTCTGTGACCTACGAGGACGCGCCCGCACCGCCGGCCCCGTACGTGCCCGACGTAATCTCGGATCGGCAGTTTGCGCAGGTTCTCGCCCTCGACGGCGTGATCTCGCAAGACGAAGCTCTGGCCTGGGCCGCACGCGGGGATCTGCCGGCCCGCCTGACGGACGCGCTTGAGCAAATTCCAGAGGACGACGGCGCGCGGTTTGGCGCCAAGATGATGCTCTCAGCCGCCACGACTTATGAGCGCAACCATCCGCTGGTGCCGACGCTGGGCGCTCTGCTGGGCATGGACGACGCCGCTCTGGATAACATCTGGCGCACGGGAGCAACGCTATGACCGTCACCGGCTATTTTTACGATTACGGGTTTCGCACGCACCCCGTGCGCGGCTTGTTTCCGAACAAGATTGCCGACCCCGCCTATCTATCGGACGGGCTTGGCGATATCCTTGCTTGGCCCGGAGATATCGTGATCGTGGTGGCGTAATGGAATTGGATCTGCCCGACCTGATCGACACGCGGCGCTTGGACCCGTATGACTGCTGCTGCGATTGCGGCCCGCCCGTTCTCGCCACTGAAATCGGCGTCGCCATCGTGGACTGCGAAGGCTACCGGATCGAGGTTCTGGTATGAGTTACGATCACCGCACGCGCCGAATTGACCAGATCCCCGATGTGGTGGCGCTGGACGGGTCGGATGAATTCCTGATCTGGCAGGCCGGACGCACGCGGCGCGGCACGCTTCAATCGCTGATCGACAAGCTTCCTAGCGTGGATCAGGGCGGCGACACTGGCGGCGGCACGACGCCGGGCTATGTCTTGCCCAAGCCGACCACGACGACGCTTGGAGGCGTGCTGGCGACGGCGCCGCAGACCAATAAATTCGTTCGGGGCATCGATCCAGCAACCGGCAATCTGCTGTTCGGGGAGCCGGCTAGCGGCACCACGAGCGCGGTTTATGCCGGCACGGTGGACATCACCAAGGCTCCGTACAACGCCGACCCGACTGGCGCCGTTGACGCGACCGCGGCGTTCAATACGGCATTTGCTGACGCGACCGTTAAGGCGGTGTTCGGCATCGGCACGTTCAAGGTGCTGGGCCAGATCGACATTCCAAGCTCCAAGGCGCTCTTGGGCGTTCGCCGCCTGTCGAAATTCATCATCCCGTCCACGTTCTCGACCTCTGCCGTGGGCGTCGTGAAGTTCCAGGCCCTCGAAGATGGGCCGATGATCCAAGAGTGGGATTTCGAGTTCGATCAGGCAGACGTGCCGTTTGCGCAGTTGAAGCAATACCCGCCGGCTATCTACGCGCGCAATTCGCCCCGCTTCGTGCTGGATCAGGTTCGCATCGTGCGCGCTTGGATCGGCATCGACATGCAGGGCAACAGCGGCGGCGCCGTCCTGAATGGCGTCGAGGGCTCGTCGTTCAAACAGTTCTGCATCATTGACGGGTCGTTCGATACCGTCAAAATCCACCACATGCATTTTTGGCCGTTCGGGTGCGTATCGACCCCGAACCATCTCAATGCCTACGTCCGGTTCGGAAATATCGGCGTCGAAGTCGGCCGGTGTGACGATATCAAGATTAGCGAAAGCTGCTTCTTCGCGTGCGCTAAGGGCGTCTTCTGCCGGCTTTCTGTCGAGACGCAGCCGGCACAGTACGGTTGCTTTGGAAGCATCACAGGGACAAACTTCGATGCTTCGGGCGGCCTGTACGTGGATGCTGGCAGCCTGAATTGCGCCAACTGCAACTTCACCACCGGCCCTGGCCTCGCGCCGGGTGTGCCCGATGCTGGCGGGCT